CGCCAGTTTCGTTAACGACTTTCTTGCCAAACCAATTGGCAAACCAGTCGAACATTGTCAAAGTCAGGTAATTGATCGTTTATCCAGTAAAATTAATTATCGCTTTACAAATCGTGCACCGGAAGGGTGTTTACTCATTAAACCACGTTAGCGTCGCGAGCTTGGCGAATGAGTTGTTCAAGACGTTGGTATTGGAGTGATTGTAACATGCCGGAGTTCAACGCTGGGAATGGGGAGGTTGCTTGGATATAAGACACAAAAGTGCACTGGATGTCGTAGAAATTGAAGATTGTCTCAGACATTGCGGGAGCAGTGATTATACCAGAATGATATATCTTGATGTAAGTTAAAGGTAAGCCGGTGGAACGTGAAGTTAAAGTACAAAGAACAGCTTCATTAGATGCAATTTGATACTGTCGAGAGGCAAAGAATTGAGAAAGAGCTGTTGTTGTTAGACCAATGAAAGCGCTGCCGCTACCTCCACCGTTAGCAAATGTTTCAAATGTGACTAATGATTCACCGGTGGGAGAGGCTACTGTTGTTGCTCCAGGATAAGTGACTACGGCATTGTCCGGTATGATGAGAAAATAAAAGAAACCAGTAACAGCACCAGTAACTGTGATATTTGCATTGAGATTAATTGGAGAGGTCATGTCAATTAAAGCAGATGGGAAGTGATAGCCAACGAAAGCGGATCTACTGATAGTTATGTTGCGCGGATATAGGACAGTTGAACCTGCATTGGCGACGGGAACCATAGTTGTAGAAGAAGAGGCTCCAGCTGCTAAAACTTTTATTTCATCGACGGCAGTTGGATATATGGTAGAATAATGTAGAGCCGGAGTATTGAACAAATTTGCCCATTTTTCAACATCGGTATTGGGTGATAAATTCAAATTTGGTGGTACAACCTGAATGAAACGGAAATCAGAAGAAAGCTTGTTGAAAATTTGTACATCAATTTGGTTAGTTCCAGTTGAAGAGGTATTTAATTGCAAAATGACAAAAATAACAAAATGACCACCAATATTGTTAGGGTTGGAAAAATCCTCAGACATATAATGATACATAACAGGGCGTTGATCGGGGATGTGTTTAGACATAGCTTCGAGGGTCTTGGGATCGATGACGGTGTATTCAAAGGCGGTAAACTGGGCAACGGTTTTAAAACTACTAGGATCAAGATTGGGAGGGATACGAGCAATTCCAAGTGCGCCAGCATGAAAACCAGTGCCTGCCACTTTAACTTGATAGTCTTGACCTCCGTTCCATGCATTATGTACACCACAAAGATAAGATATAATTTGATTAGCACGGAGCGGGGTGATGGGAATACTAACAAGCAGAGTGCCAGGAAGATGAGCGGTTGACCAGGTAACACGCTGGAGAGCGAGATGTTGTTTCTTGAGATAACTCACTATATCTTCATTGGCGACGTTAGCATGACGGGGTCCTTCAATAGTAGCAGCAGGGCGTCCGGCGATGGCAGGGACGTCTAAAGCAGTAGCGTCGGTACTAGAGAACACGGCGCCAGTAGCGGGTTCACCTAACATTTCGGGGATGGGAGGGTTATTACCGCCTTGCTCAGACATCCTAAGAGATGAATTTGACTATTTTAAGTTTAGATTCTGGGGACAATGAGACGTTAATGAGTGGAGCAACGATTTTCGAAGTTACACGAGTTTGCAGAGTCGATTTACGAGAAAGAGTATTTTGCTTATGAGCAGAATGTTGTATTTTCGCATTACTTTCCGTGGCCATTAAGAGGTCTTTAGCATAGTTTGTTAGAATTGTGCTGTACAAATTTTTCTTTCCTAGAAGAGGATGAGAGCATTTAAGCTCGAAATTTTCATCAGATTTAAGCTTTTGGATTGAAGGGAAGAGTTTCTTTATAAGTTTTGTAACTAATTTGGATTGATCAAAAGCAACTTGAGTAGCGGAGCCAATTTTTACACAAAGTTCGGGTTCAGCACAAATTTTCTCAGCAAGATCGAAACGCCCAGCTTTGACAGCGCGGGCATATTCAAACACATGAACAAAACTACTGAATTTCTTGTTAGCATATTCTATCTCTCGTTTACACTCAGGATGGAGACTATCATTAACAGTCAGAGGTACAGTCTTGACACTAGGATGAAAAGTTTCTCTAAAATATGTTTGATATAAAGCTTGTCTGTAAGTTGGAAGCAAGGGTAAGCGTATGTTATAATGCTCAGCACACATTTGCAAATGACGTTTGATGTTAAGGTAGAATTCCTCACCCTTGAGACATGCTTCACTAAGACAACATTCAGCAGTGGCGTTGATTGTGGTATCAAAACGCACAGGATCATTTTCTCTGTAAAAGTGACGCTTAGTAGTTTTACACCAATTTAACATTTTAACAAACACAGCATCTTCAAGGGCACCAACAATATACGTTCTTTCGACACCACGGATAGTAACAGGGAGCTTACAAAAACTGCGCTTGAGAAAGGATAAATTAGTTATAGGTTCGAGACATACTTCTTTAGATTTTTCAGCAGAAGTTATTTTAAAGCCAAGAGAGACAACAACATCACGAATATTGAGGGGATTATACCAAGAAACAACATCAGGATGGATACTTTTAATCAAATCATCGCCGAACACAGCATCGCGGGTGAAGGTATCATACATATTATATTTTTCAGGACAATGTTTTAGAGCAAGAATTTTCCAGGCATACCGCATGTTAATACAACCAGTGATGTTATTTCGCCCACCAGTATCAGGACCGCCAGACATATTTCCTCCAGGGAGTTGGACAATTTTCTCATTCAAGAATACGAGTGGTCTTACTTCTTGATTGGCAAGTCTAGTACGGATGGTATCATGATCGGAAGTCCAATTGGGGTCTAAAGCTTGATAAATTTTATTATAAAAAGCAGCATTTCTTTTAAGATATTCCTGTGGGTGACAAGTGTCGAATCCAGAATAATCGCCTGTCATTCCAACATCACTAACAGCAGCAAGATAATCATGTAGACGAGAAAATTCAGTAGAAGCAGGGTCAATGCCAATCTTAAAGGGACCAGCAACATTGGTTAGGGTAAGTAAAGCTTGCACAGCGCCATAATAACGCTTCCAAAGGATAGAATGATAGGTAGGACCCATTAGAAAAACACGAGTAGAGCAGGCTTCAATCTTTGCAAGAGGACGTACCTCGTCTTTAAGTTGGGGAACGTATACAACAGCACTAGGATTATCAGATGTTTTCAAAAACTGTTCGTAGGTTTCACAATCACGTTGTAGCTGGTTTCCTTCTTCAGTATCAGCAAATTCATACATATTCTTTTCGACATTAAATTTGAACATTTTTGACTTACGAGGAATACCTCCACACTCAAAACTATGAGGGTAACCAGGGCCAGCAGACATATTCATTGACGGCGAGGATTGACAAGCCGTCCAACCATTAAAAGCTTCAAGGTAAGTTAGAATTTTAGGGGGCACACAAGCTTCACGAACGACATTCAACATAAGTTCACCGAGTTCTTCATAACATTCATCAAGGATATCAAGGTCAATTTCAGGTTGGGGACGTCCAAATTTGTTGACTCCTACAGTTAGTAAGTCAAGGGATTTGTCAGGGCAACGAGGATCTTTAGCAGAAAGAATTGCGGGTGCACAAACAGTCTCATCAGAAGTATTAAAAGGAGAGGGCCAAATTTGTGTTTGACTACAGTAATTCATTACATTGGGACGGTAAACACCATCAACAATTTTGCCAGGTTTGCCAACAACAGAAATGTAGGGAGAGAGATTCTCAGGTGCAGGTTCGGGTTCGAGTACAACTTGTTGGAAATCTAATGCGACTAAAGCTTCATCGGAAAAACTTTCACTTTTCATATCAATAAGTTCGTTGAAATCACTTTGATAAATGACAGAGGACAAGCCTTGGTGACTATCAGCAGCAGTATGTAAACCGACGAATTTCTGAGGAATTGAAGGGTTTATGATAATTAAGGGAGAACCACACCATCCTTTAGCAGTCTGAATTGGTGCAATATGAGCGAGAGAATTCAATTTATAAATAGTTCCAAACTTCATGCCTGACTCAGTGGCTTGTTGACGCTGTTCGCATAACACTATAGGTTTTTCAACCCGAGTGGTGCGGTCAGAGTCCCAAGTATAAAGAGCAGCATGGAGACCATCGAAAGAAAAGGTAGCAGATTTCTTCTGCAAATATCCACGGATGTCACGGAAGTGTTCAGTTAGGCCGACTACGCGAAAGATGGCTTTTTCATCGCGTTCAAACAATATCAAAAGTTCAAGATCGTAGAGACGACCTTTAATTTCGACTTGTACACCCTCTTGTATATGACCGACTGTGACTAGAATATCGGCAAAGATACCCTGAGCCCAGGCGACGTGTTGTTTGTTGATCTTAAGAGAGTAATTTTGATTCATGACAATTTTCGCAATATTAAATGCATTTACGTCGACACTAGCTTCAGAAGAATAAGAATTTGGAACTTTATAACGGCGAACAACTTTGTAATTGGAAACACGGGCAGTTTTCGCAGGAGCAGAACGGAAATCATCAGGATCAGGCCAGGAGAACAAAGATTCGTCGTATGTTCTGCCTTTAACTTTGTAATTAGTGACTGGTCTATGTCTACTGTCTCGGACAGTTTGTCTAGATTTAGGAGTATGATCATCAGGGTCAGGGTCAGAGCCTATTGTTTCAGATTTCTTCATAGAATGATCATAAATGTTATACATAGATTCGTCATCCTGAGGGGATGGCGAAACAGTTCGAGGTTTACACAAATTATATAGAGCGAATCCAGCACCCATAGTTTTGAGGAAACTAAGGAAATGATCACAGTATTGCACAAATTTAGCAGAAGGAGGAGTTATACATTGATAATTAATATGAATCTTTTCTACGTTACGGAGGAGGTGTTGGTACCAAAGAGCTACAGGACCTGTTTCTTCCCAAAGTTTGGTGTCTCGGAAGTAACAAAAGACTTTTCCATTTTCAATATTGTAGTTGTAATTTTCATCAGCTATACAAAAGACTAGTTTGTTTTCATCATCAGTAGTAAGAATAAAAGAACAATCATTCATTTTAACTAAACAATCAAATTCCATTGGAGAATCAACACGCAGTGAGTTAAGTTGGACAATTCCGGCTTCAAGAGATGGATTAAGAGTATAATTAGAGAAAACATCGCAAACAATTTGTCGGAAAGAACGCATTAACGTTAAAGTACTAAATTCAGATCGCACTACTTGGATTTTCGATGTTATGGATAAGGCATTTGTCATGTGACTAAGTTCTTCAGTTTCGGACCAATTCATATCAATTTTGACAAGATTTTTCGCAGTATTTTCATCCATTTGGAAACGAGGGGCACGGAAATATGTATAGGAGCCTTTGCTGACTTTTTCAAGGTTTTTAGAGATGAGATCAATAATTTCGGAGTAAGTCCAAGGAGTAC